GGTACAGGTACTATTGATTTTTACGGTGCATACCAGTTCCCCAGAACAATTGGAAACTCAGGCGAAGTATTAGCAGTACCATCTGTAGGTACTGAACTCGAATGGGTGTCCGGCGGTGGCGGTGGCGGTGGAGTCACTAACTTTGTAGGACTTACTGACACTCCTGGATCGTATGCTGGAGCCGCAGGTGATGCAAACAAAGTTGTTACTGTAAACGGCGCAGGCAACGGATTGGTGTTTAGTACAAGTATTACAGCAGATCTAACAGGAAATGTTACTGGAACTGTGACTGGAGATTTAACAGGTTCTGTGTTTGCAGACGATTCTAGTTTAATTGTAGATGCAAACAACAGACAGGTATTTGCTTCATTTACAGGTGACCTAAAAGGCAGTGTAGTAGGCGATGACAGTACTGTGTTAGTAGACGGTGTTAGTTCTACTATACCTGCAGAAAATTTAACTGGCACTGGTACAATCAATGTTGTAGGCAACACCACAGGTTACCACACAGGTGACGTTAACGGTAGTCTATATGCAGACGACTCTACTCCGTTAGTTGACGGCGTAAATGGTAAGATTATTGGTAATGTAGACACAAGTGTAATAGAAACCAATCTTATTATCAGTCAAGGCGGTAACTTAAACGCTACTGGTCAAACAATTACTATAGGAGCCGCTAACGGTACTGCTACTGGCGGTCAGGTTGTTATAGGTGGCGGTACAGGAACAGCAGGAACTGGCGGCGCGGTAAGCATTGGCGGCGGAACTGGGTCAGGTGGTTCAGGCGGCGGATTAGTTATTTCCGGCGGAACTGGGTCAGTCGGCGGTAATGCAAGTTTCGGCGGAGGCGTTGGAAGTGCGGGTAACGGTGGTTTAGCAACAATAAGTGGTGGTACAGGTGGTGCTGGTAACGGCGGCGGCGTTACTATAGTAGGTGGCACAGGCAGTGTAGAAAACGGCGTTATTAATATAGGTACAACAGATACATCTTTGGTTAATATTGCTAATGCTGTAATTACAGGCGACCTTACCGGGTCAGTATTTGCTGATGACTCAAATCCAATGGTAGATGCAATCAATAATAAATTAATTGCAACACAAGTAATTTCGCCAACAATTCAATCATCTACTGCAACTTTGACTTTAAATGACAATACATCAATTGTAGGCACCTTAACAAGTTCTGGTAATTTAACAGTAAATGCTGATGCAACAATAACTGGATCTGCAGATATTGCAAACTTGCATATAGAAGAAAACAGTATAGAAAGCGGAAGCAATCAACCAATTAGATTGGGTGCTCAAGGTACAGGACACATCGAACTAGACGGTAATGTGCATGTTAGAGGTAAGTTTGCTTACACTGGCACAGAAACATTTGATATAGGCAATACTGCAAGTAACAGCCCGTGGAAGATTTAGTACCAACGGTGGCGCAACTTATAATGATAGATATCTTGTTGTGAATTTGAAAATCAACGGAGCAGTTGGTACAATAAACATTGGAGAAAACTTTGAATACGGGTCTGCTACATTTATTTGGAGCGGCGACAGTTGGTGGCAAATAGGCAAGGTAGACTCCTAAGGTAAATACCATAGCAAGGAGTACTAATGGCTAAACCTACATGGAATACATCTGCTGGAAGTCTCGGAACTATTCAGGAGAGATTAACTCAAAATATTTCTCTAAGTGCAGATAATGCTTCACAACTTACCTTAATTAGTGGTAGTTTGCCTAGTGGACTACGTTTAGAAAATTTTTCTATTGTAGGCACACCTTTCGAAGTTCCGGATACTAGAACCAGCACATTTGTGATAAGAGCAAGTAACTCTGAAGGTTCTATAGACAGA